TTTATTATTTCTAATTTTTTATTGGGGTCTGAATCACCAACAGCATGTAAAGTTATTTGGGGTAAATTCTTTTTTTCTAGAAATGCCTCTACATCAGTAGCTACTTCAGGTTGTCTAGCGGTTAATATAATTGTTTTGGCACCTGATAATTGGGATGATTTTTCTAATATTTTGGAAAATAATTCAAAATTGTCTTTAATTACTTTTGGACTTTTTAAATATTTAAATTCTGAAAAATCTAATTCATCATTTGGTCCTGGTTCATATAAGGCATATTCAGCAGGTGTTAATTTAAATGTTCCTTGTTCAGGGTTAGTAACTATAACATTTGATTTTGAAGTGATTAAAGTGTCATCTAAATCAAAAGCATATAAAATTTTATCTTCAGAAGCTTCATTTATAAAAGCAGAAGGTGTTAATGATTTTTTTAAGGCAGGTATTCTTGATAACATTAAGTATATAACCCCTCCAGGTAATACAGAAGCAGCTGTAAACCCTGCTACTTTAAGAACATCTTTCATTTGATTACCTATTTCTTTTTTTTCTTCTTTAGATAATTGTTTTTTACCTTTTACAGATTGGACTAATAATTTAAAGGCATCTTTAGTTTCTTGTTTTTCTTGTTTTAAAGATTGGATAAATTTTTTAAAACCCCCTTTAACTTTATCTACATACTTTTGTAATTTCTCACCTTCTAAAATAAGATGGACTTGGAATTTTTCATCTTCAGTTAAATCTATTGGTAAAGTATCATAAAATTTTTCTAAATTTTCTTTAAATAGTTTTCTTGAATTAGTACCACTATCAATGTTTTCAGTTAATACTCCTTTTGGGATTACATTATCACTATATCTTTTTACAAATTTGGATCTTTCCTTTATATCAATAATATCTTTTTTATTATTTTTTCTTGCACCTATAAAAACATAAACATTATCTTCTTTATTTTCTTTTAGGAATTTTTTATAAAAATTAAATGGTGATATTACAGGAATGATTTCAGTTTCAACAGGTATAAGTCTTTTATAAACTTCCCATATTTGAACTGATTGGTCTTGGGTTACTCCCCCTCTATTTTTTTTACCTACAGCTATAATAAGCTTATTTACTTTAGGATTTTCACTTAAACCTTGTAAGACAACTTCTAAATGCCCCTTAGTAGGTGGTTTAAAACCCCCACCAAATAAAGCAGTGGTTTGTTCTTTAACCATACTGTCTATTAAAAATTCACTTAGTCCGTTCATTTTAAAAAGTTAGATATTTGTGTTTGAGCTTCGTCTTTTGATACTGATGACTTGATTATATTCTGTAAGTGGTTTGAATTTAATAAATCTTGTATTTGTTTGTTTGTTTCTTCTTTTTTAGCTCTTGAACGTATTTTTTCTTTTTCTGTTTTAGGTTTAGTATTTTGTGGTTTAAATGGGTCTAAATACTTTGTTATTATTTGTTCTAAGTCAGTCATTGCCTCTCCTGTATTGGCTACTGAGACGAAATTTTTACCAAATGCTTGTTGATAAGGTTCAAAATTTTTAGTAACTGAATTCCATGTAGACATTACAATTGCCGGTTGTAAACTCCTATCTTTACCACCTGATTTTTCAAACCTGTTTTGGTTTTGTTTTAATGAACGTTCTAAATCAGTATAAACATAAAGCATAAAAACCTCATATCCTGCTGCTTCTAATTCACCCTTTAATTTTAAAGTTTGTTTTTGTGATGCCGCCGTTCCATCTAAAATAAATGATTCTTGATTTGCTATTGCATTTGGAATTAATTCTTTTTTATGTTTTCGAGAAGCAGCAGCCATTGCTTTAGCAGCAGCACTTCTTTCTTCAGGTCCATGGGATTTTAAATCTAATGATACATTTGATTGTCTTAATAAATCTATAAAGGTATCATCTATGTTAAAGGTGGTTAATCCCCCTAAATCTAAACCCCTTAAAATATACCCTTTACCTGCTCCAGGAGCTCCAGCTAAGATAAGGGCTTTGGGTTTACCTTGTACTTCTAAAAGTAAATCTCTTAATTTTATCATAGTTATAAATACTATATTTCCCTCTTAACTTTAGTTTTAAATTCAGTAAAGGTTGGTTTATGTTTTGGATTTTCTAAATCAAATAATTTTTTAACAGTTTTAAATATGTCTAAATTTTCTTCATGTGTACGTTTTGATTCAAAAAGTTCCCATCCTTTACCTTGTATTTTACCTTCTTTAGGACCTCTTTTAGAGGATTTTAACCATAAAATACCTTGTCTATCAGGCATTTTACCAAAACATTCAGAATAACATTCAGAATAAATTGCTGTTTGTAATTCATAAGTCGTTTGTAGGTTATTTGAAAATTTAAAATCTATAACCCAAACTTCACCATCAATCTCACAAACCAAATCACAGGTACCTGCTACTTTAATTTTGTCTGAAAATAAATGAACTTCAGTTTCTAATAGTGTGGGTTTATAGGTTTCCCACCATTCTACAAATCTTAGGAATCCTTGCCAAATATTAGGATCATACATTGGGATCCCATGTTCAAGAAAGTTCAATTCTTTTCCATTCAAATAATCTTCAATCATCTCATGAACTTGAGTCCCATCCTCACCTGCTTTTTTAACTATATAATCAGCTGAGTATCCTACTTTTTTGAGCCAATCTTGGAAATGTTTTCCTTTGGGGTAACAACTTAAAACATAAGTTATTGAAGGATAATATTCCCCATTTCGCTTATAATACCTAGCATCAGGTAAGGTTATTTGTTGTGCATCGTCAGATATTTGTAATATCCTATTATACTTCTTTTTGGTTTTCATATTAATGAAAGTTTCTTTTCCATTAGTTGATATTCATCCAATGGTAAAGTATTTTGAATTAGTTTGGTGAAATTTTTAAATCCCATCTCACTTGGATCTTTTCCTTCTAATTCAACAAGGTATACTTCTTTACCTTGGTTTATTAAATATTCACAATGTTTTAAAGCTTGTTTAATAGCGTCTGTATCTAGAGCTATGTAAATTTTTTCTACTGTTGATTTAACTATCTTTTTAAGTAAATTAGATTGGATATTTTTACCTAATAATGGTATAGCATTTCTTTTAATTGCAATTGCATCAAATGCACCCTCACATAATATTAAGGGTAAATCAAAATTTATAAATAATTCAAATGGGATTATATCTCTTGAACAATCAGGATTTCTATATTTTATAAAGGCATCCTTTTCAAATGAACGTGAAACAAAATAGTTTAATTTACCATTACAATTATAAGAAGGTATAATTATCATATTTCTATATTTACCATAATCACAATAACCTATATTATATTTTAAAATATCATCATCAGTTAAATTTCTTTTCCTTAAATATTTGTATGCTTGTTTAGCAGTTAGATCTTTATTTTCTATAATAATTTTAAAATTATCAGGTAATTTAACATCTTTAGATTCTATTACTTCTTCTACAGCATCCTTTGTTTTAACTAATTTGAATAATTCTTGAAATTTTTCGGGGGATGTCTTTACCTTATTGAATAGTGTTTTTACTGTTTTTCCCTTAGTATTACACACCCAACAATGCCATGGATTATAACCTTTTTTGTTTTTAGTAAAGTTAATTTCTAGTTTTGGTTTAGAGTGGTTACAGAAGGGGCAATGGTAAGCTTGATTACCTCTTGATGTTCTTTTACCAACACCTAAAACAGAGTCAACTAGGTTAACTAATAGTTCGTTTATCATACAGGGTAAATATACGAATCCTCTATCGAGATTCAAAATCTTTTGTGTAAGAAAATGTATATCCCCTTAATGTTGGGTAGGGATATTTACCCTTTACAAATGAACATATGCAACCTTTACTTATATTCATTTTTTCACTACATTCTTTTATACTATTAAAGGTTTCATTAGTTTCTATACAGATTATACTTTTAGTCCCTTTACCCATTTTATTTTGGGATATTTTTTTACTTCTTTCTTCTCTATCCTTTTCCCAGCTGGAACTAACTATTTTGCTTATTTTTTCTCTGTGTTTATTTGTCCTTTCATATGAGAAACCACTTCTATTATTTTTTAGATATTCACTATGATTTGGACGTTTTTTACCTTCCCAATACCCTTTCCTACCTTTCATTGCATTAGATTGTTTTTGTTTATGTAACATATCTCTATATCCTACAAATCCTCCTTTAGAAGTTGAGTTTAACCCTTTATTATACGAGTCATATTGGTTAATCCAATATGTTTCTCTATTTTCTAAATCCTCAACTTTACATTCCTCTATAACCTTAAACATATGGTTTTCAAATCCATATTTTTTTAATGAGTTAGATAACTTAAACCCACTGCCTATTAAGTATTTATGTCCTTTTTCCCATCTACCTTCAATATTAGTAGATTGACCAATATAGACTTTTCCTTTTGGATTTATTATTTTGTATATTCCTATCATGTATTTTTGATTATAAATATTAAAGAATTTACCAAAAATATTACTTATTTGAAATCACTTACGAAAAATTTCCCTAGAATTGAATCATTAAAAAACATATCAGGTTTTTCTAGTACTTGATACATGAATTGGTATTGAGTTTCGTAATATGTGAGTAATTTTTTACTTGGTGCTAATTTTATAATATAACGTTCAAAATTTTCTATTGAATCTTTTTTAAATAATTCTAATAATACTTTATTTGAACCATAATAAGTTAACCAATCTGATTCTTTAACAACACGTTTATGGGTTGGTTTCCTACCCTTAACGCCTTCATATAATAATAAATCCTTTTTAGTAACTTTAACTTTACGATTAAACTGTAGGACTTTTTTACCTATATAAGATTTACCTGAGGGGGTATGTTCTATTTTATAGACAAACCCATAGGTATTTTTAGGGAATTGAGAAATTTCTGTTATTTCTTTTCCGTTATAATGCCAAACCATAAATTATAGGGTATATTCTTGAGTTTGAATGTTATATACACCGGCCCAATTTATATCTGTGGCTGCTATGCCTGTGACTTTAGCAAGAACATTAGGTGATGAAACTGTTAGGGTAAAATCCTCTGTTGAATCTTTATGGGATACTACAGTGGTTGGTGTTGGGCGTATTCTTGTTACTGTACCATTATTTTCATAAGATCCTACAACATGAAAATAGGCTCCACTACCCCCATTATTATATACTGCTTGTACTTTAAAATCAAGAGTTGTAATGGCTCCATTTATCCCTTGGGGAATTGGAATAGTTAAAACTGTGGTTTGCATATTATTAGAAGTAGTAGCAGTAAAAACATTATGGTCTATTTTAGAAGTAGAAGAATTAATTTCATGTTTAATAGTAACATCCGAAGAAGCAGTTATTTGTTGTTGGAAGGTTACTTGACCCCCTACTGTAATAGGTGAATTACCTTTAATGTGACTAAATGAACCTGTTTCTCCATATACAATACCACTTGAACTTATATCACTTGTTACAATTAAAGAACCTGTAATTTCAGCGTTGCCATTTCGAGTACCATCCCATTCACTAGTTACCCCAGTTAATTGTGAACCATCCCCTAAATAAGTTCCAAATGAAGCAGTTGATGTTGCACTTGAAGATACATGCCCTGATGCTGTTATATTAGTAGTATTTACATTAGTTAAAGTTGTAAATGTACCTACATTTCCTGTTATTGTTCCACTTGAACTTACATTACTCGTTACAGTTAATGAACCTGTAATTGAAGCATTCCCATTATGGCTACCATCCCACTCAGCTGTTATTCCTGTTAAACCTGACCCATCACCTATAAAACTACCAGAAGCAGTAGATCCAGGAAGGGATAATGAACCTGAAATTGTAACATCATAAGCATCTGTTCCTGTTAAAGCGTCTATTGATTGAGACACATGCCATGATTCAATTGTGCTTGATGTGGTTATTCCTGTTTTAGATAATGTTTTTGCCATGGTAATAAATATTATAAATCTAAGTTAACTAGTATTGAAGTGTCAGTAGTATTTGAACTTTGTAAGGGTTGAGCTAGTTTTCCTACTGCTATTAATTGGTTTGCATTATTATATAAACCCACTGTTGTAACATAAGGTTGAAAATAGGATCCAGTTACAAAGTCATATACTGTACCTGTTGATGAACCTGATATAACTGAGGGGTTGTTGGAAAAATTAAATTCATTTTCTCTTAGGGTACATTTATATTGTGATTCATAAATCGTAGTTGTACTTTGGAATGAGCAGGTTACATTATTAGAAGAAATAATATCATCTAATTCTTGAGCCCCCGCAACAGAATAAACTCCAGTACCATATAGGGCAGAACCATAAACACTCCCTGTAATTGATGTTCCAAAGGAAGTTAAAACTATCATACCGTGTTGGTAAATTATATCTCCTACTTTAGCTCCATCTTTAAATAAATTTCCATTTTCATCATCGTAAAATTTACCGGAAAGGATAGATCCAGTATATGTGTAATTAAAAGTACCAGGTTTAATATATTCCCCAAATAAATTGGAGGGTATAGAAATTACTCCTATTCTATCATTAGAAGCAGTGGGGAATAATCTATTAGCATCTAAAGTATTATTCAGATAATTATAATACATTGGTTGTTTTGTCCCACCCTCCCCTGTTATAGTTCCATCGATATTAAATGAAGCAGTAAAAGCAGGAGAACCATCTTCTCCAAGCAAATAATTTGAATAGTAAAGTTGTTTTACAGAATCATAAACTAATTCTTGATTTTGTGTTGAAATTTGCCCTGTTGGGTTTGAACCAGATACAAATAAAGTTGATTGAATGTTTTTCCCAAAAAACCTATCTATACCAACATTTGAGGATGTAAATTCACTTGCGCCAGTGAAAGTAAATGATTTATTTACCTTAAATGGAGTTACTACTACATCCGATGTGATAAATGGCTTGTAAGTACTCATTCATTTTAAAAATCTAATTTAACCCTAATTAATGATTCTTTGGTGAAATCTTTAAGTAAAGGTTTTGAAAGTTTTGCTACTGCTACTAATTCGTTGGCATCATTATACATTCCAACTGTAGTAACATATACTTGAGGACTATTTATAAACTGTGTGTATATTACTTCTCCTGTTGAACCTGAGATAAATGATGGATTTTCTGAGTAGTTAAATTCAGCATTTCTTGATCTAACAAATACATAATCAGAGGTAATTGTTTCTTCAGCGTTTAATTGAAATGAAGCTCCATCTACTATGGCACCATATAAAGTAGCATTATTTTCCCCATTTGCAACCCCACTATTTCTATTAGGGGCTACATGAATTGATTGACTTACAGCATCAGGGTTTAGTAAAATAGTTCCTA